TGACGTATGTAAATCTGTCGCGGTATACGGTACGACTAAATCTTCTGCTTTTATAAACCTAGAAACGACACGGCCCATCGTTGGATCGTAATAACATTTTTTAAACGCAGAACCTGCGAGTGGTAAATAAAATAACATTTGATCCATTTCTGGATCGTATTCTTCCATCTTGTACATAAGCTGGAAGTTCATAAAATCTTTTACCCGATTAGCTTGCATCGCTTTCGGATCGTTAGACGCTCCCATAATTTTCGTATCTACTGGGCCGTTAGCCGGTAGAAGTTCTTTATACGCTTGGGCTTGGAAATGAGTAGCTGCTTCTGCTAAAAGCGGGTGGTATACGCCACTAGCACCTTCAAACGGTTCACTACGAGGATCATTTTCGATACCTAGTAGTTCTAAACCGTCTCGGAAAGTTTCGTACCAGTTTTCTCGGCTATCTAAATCGTCTTGATAAGAACTTAGTAGTTCAGAAGAAATTTCTCTGAGGGTAGCGGGATCTAAATATTCAGCAAGGTTTTCTTCGAATGGAATATTTACTTCCATTTCTAACATCGAAGGGTCAACGAGGTTATCTTCCTCGTCAAACAGGATTTCTACCTGTTCTTCACCCTCTAAACCTTCTGGGAATTGCACTTCAGCCATGGAACGCTACCCTACTCTAGTTTTTTACAGCGGTAAATTAGTAATATGCCCGTATTTTCGGATAATACTCTTCTTCGTCGTTATAATCGCCATCTAAACGTAAAAAACCGCCCTGTCTAAAGCGATGTAAAGCTAAAGTCGTCGCATCTACGCAATCGTCGTTTTCTCCGTTCGGAAAATCTACGATTTCGTCGACTAATTCTTGCCCCCAATTCGTTTCTGGAACCCAAACACGGCCTTCTTGGAAAATACCGCTTACTGCGTTTAATCTCGCGATTTTATCTTGACCTTTACTCGGTGAAAAGGTATTTATAGGGATACCTTGACGCCGTAATTCTTGAGTTAACGGGATACCTGAGGCTTTTGTTTCAATAATTACCGTATCAGGTTCCCAATATTCATATAATCTTGCAGCTTCGCGTTTTAATTCAGGAAAATCTAACCGTTCTTTAACGCAATCTATCAAAATTATATGCGCATCTGCTCCGCTATAGTAGTCATCCCCTATTTTACCTTCAGGATAAAACACGCCCCACGTCGTTATCGCCGTATAGTCGGCTCTTTCGGATTTTAAAAACGCTGTATCGTAACTTTGGATTAAATAATCGCACGTAGGCGGGTCGTCAAACGGCCAAAATTTAATCCATTCTTTCGGTATTATCGAAATACCTTCGCCGGTCGGCCGCTGCATATATTGCGCTGCCCATTTCGACGGAGGGATTGCTGATTTTGTACGTTCTAATTCGTCTAACGACCAAAATTCAGGCCATAACGATTTACCTGACGGTAATATCGCAGGAAATTCTATTAGTTCCCATTCATCCCCGCCTTTATCCTGAGCCATTTTCTTAATTAATTTACCCGTTACGTCTTTTTTAGACCAACGAGTCATTACGATAACGATCGCACCTCCTGGTTGTAGGCGCTGACGAGGCCCAGTTTGATACCATTCGTAGGCTTCTTCTAATGCTTTATCTGAAAAAGCGTCTTGTTCCGAATGAGGGTCGTCAATAATAAACAAATCAGCACCACGACCCGCTAACGCACCACCAATACCCGCCGCATAATATTCACCGCCTTGCGATGTCGTCCATTTACCCGCGCTACGGGAGTCGGCTTTTAATTGGGTATTAGGGAAAATCTCTGCGTAATCGTCACTTTCAATTAAGTCGCGCACTCTACGACCGAAATTAATCGCTAAATCAGCGGTATGCGTAGCTTCAATAATTTTGAGTTTAGGTCGTTTACCTAATAAGTATGCGGGGAATAAATACGAAGCGAATTCAGATTTCGTATGACGAGGCGGCATATTAATAATAAGCCGTTTAGATTCACCGTTCGCAATTTTATCAAATGCTTCGGCCATCTTTTTATGATGAGCACCCGCGATAAATTCTGGCCATATCGTTTTAACGAAATCGTAAAACGACGCCATAGAACTTTCACGTTTTTCACGTTTTTCTAATTCTTCTAAAAGGAGTGTAAATTCTTTCGCTTCTGATTTAGATAAATGCGAAAGGTCTACACTTTTAAGATTTTCTAGAGGATTTTTTATTTGCATTTATAAAACGACGGTATACCGCTGCTGCGCTAGTTTTACCCGCTGCTTTCGCTCGTTGTTCCATCGCTATCGCTGCTTGGATTTTATGAGCGGGAGTACGTTTTGCTTTTTTAATTTTACTAACAGACGCTTGAGCATCTTTTACGGTTGCGAATTTTAATCCGTGGATCGTACCTTTCGGATCTTCGTCCGTATATAAATCGCTATGTTTTTTACTTTTCGCAGGTTGCCCTTTTTTTCTAGGGATACGAGGATTTTTAGCAGGCATTTATCTTAATCTTGCGTTATTAAGACGTTCCTCGGATATTGCTCCACCGTAAGCCATCGTGCGTATTTGATCTTGGGTTGCTGGCACCATCCCTGCTTCGGGCATCGCTTCCATTTGACCAGCTAATTGCATACCTACTTGTTGGATTTGCGGATCGGGGTCTTGCATCATTCCCATAATTTGCGGGACACCAAAATAATAAACGTCGTTCGGTGTACCTACCGGCCCACCGTCTGCCATTTGCGGTAATAATCCTTCTAATCCCCCCGACTCGATAATTTCAATAAGTTCCTCTTCAGATAGATCCGTAGGCATTGCGCCCATAGCAGCATCTTCTCCTGGAACCGGCGGTTGACCGCCTTGATAATCCATCGCTCGTAATGCTGCTTCTAACCCAGAAATTTCGCTACCTTGTATATCTTCAGGGAGGACTTCTTGTACTTGGGAAATATTAGGAGCAGAACCTGCAATAAGTTCTCTAAAGCGTTGGTCTTCTCTAGCACGTTTTTGGGCTTCACGAGATTGTTTTGCGCTGTAAGCAGCAGTGCCTACTCCGATTGCCGCCGATCCTATTGCCGCTAATGCGCCCGCGCTTAATCCAAAGGTCATTGTTTTAAATCCTCAAAATTATCTACGACGAACATCTTTTCTAATTCTGGTATATCGCGGATATCGTCAGGGTTCGGGTGAATCGTAAGTATTGTCGTATTTTCTAAAAAATATAAAGCCCGTTTCGTATACGCAGGCGTATTTATAATAGCGAAATCTTTATAAACGTCTATCCGTTCTTCGTTTTGCATCGTAGAAATAACACGGCAATGCCCTGCTGCTAATATCGTAATATGCTCGTGAAGGTGAACTTGACTAACGACAACAGAATCTTTTATTCCGTAATACGCTCGGACGTACATTCCAGGAGCAAAATGATGCGTATTAATATACGGGGTAGGTTGGTTTGGATTCGCTTTTACAGCTTGTGTTACGATCTCTTGAATATTCGCCAGCTCTGCTTTACGCTGGTCTAATATCGCCGTACTCATTTATACGATTTACCGTAATAACCTTTTTTATATCCTATACCGCCACCTACCGCGCCACCGTGATATTTTTTAGCAGTCGTTTCGGCTTGTCGGAAATTTTCTTTCGTCGGAGCTCCTTTAGATCCTGCTTTACGCATTTTTTCACCAGACCCCGCTTTTATACGTCGACGTTTCGCGGCGATATTTGCGTATAATCCTGGACGTCCACCACTAGCCATTTCACGTGGGCCAACTTGCGGATCTTGGTCCATCATACGTTGGATCATACGGCGGTCTATTTTCATCGCTTTTTCGCCTGCTGGACCTTCGAAAAAATCTGTAGCACTTTCATCCATTAATTCTTCACGCAATTTTAAAAATCCCTCTAACCCACTTTTTCGTTCGCGTTGTAATTGAGAAAAACTTTTTAAAAATTCAGGGCGGTTAGGATCGTTTTCGTTACGAGTTACGTTTATATCACGTTTACTTTGTAATAAACGGTTTTCTTCCGCTAATTCACGAATCCTTTTAATAATATCGTCAAACCCGTCTTTTGACATCCCTAACTTTTTTCCAGGGCCAACCATTCCTATCGCCATCGCTAACTCATCACCTAATAACGATTCTAATCCGGGGGTATTACTTAACTGAACAGATAAACTTGATTCATCTAACGGCTTATTTATTTCACGGGCTTGTTGCATCGTTAACGTATTTTTATTCGTATTCTCCATCGCACGAAGTAATATCGGAAGATTATCCATAATATCTTCACCAAGAATCATATCCCCCGTACCACGTAACAAAGATAGTAAGCCTCCGCGACCACGACCAATTTCTTCATCGTATACCGCTTGCATATCATTCATGACCATTTCACCTTATCTGCCCAATATGCCGCACTCATTTTGCCTTTAGCAATATTTTTACCATGACGTGCTTTAAAACTTTTACGACGGGCTTTTTGTTTTGCGGATTCGCCTTTTTTCGGTTTACCAGCAGTTTTTACACCCTGCTGCCCAAACCGAATCGTTTTTATTTTATCACCTTCTTTAGCAACAACGATATGGGATTTTTTAGGATGAGACGGGGTACGTTTAGGTTTGTTATACCCACTAACCCCTGCGCGTTCTAAACGAGAATCTTTTTTCTTTTTCTCAGCCATATACGAATCGTAACCTCCTAATCACTATCCTCGCTACCCTAAAAAATTTTGTAAAAAAATTTTCGCAAAAAATTTTACGCGCATAAAACGCACATTACGCAAAATTTTTGGTTAGGGAACCTGTAGTAAAACTACAGCAGAAAAAGAGGCAGGAACAAGGGAGGGTGGGCGGGGGCGGCCCCTTAGCCTAGCAGTTGGGGTATGGGGGGGTCGCGCTAACGGCTTCCATTAAGCGCACCCCTTAGCAAAGCTGTTAACTAATAGACAAAAAAAGGGGCGGTGGTTAGCCGCCCCTTAGTAGGTTGGTTAGTAGTTACTTGGTAATCCTAATCGCTTTCATTCGAGTCTGATTACCTGAGCAGGTAAGGCAGGCACTAACATCTTGTTTATAGGTGATAGTGTCGCCAGTACTTAGGTCAACCCATAAGTACCTGTCCTCGCCATTCTCTACCCAATGCTTCTTAATAACGACGGAATTAAGATCCTCAACGGATAGTTCAGCGCCAGCAGATAAGCCCCGCTCATTCAATAGGTGAATGTAGCCATATATGGTATAGGCTAATTGAGGTGACAACTTTGTACGCTGTACCGCAGCGAGGTCAAAAGCATAATCCCCCCCTGACCCCTTACCGCTGGTAGTCATTAGCTTAGGCATAGGTATTGCCTTCTTAGCATCTACCGCAGCAGCAGCCTCACGGGCAGTCTGTTCTTTAACAGGTTTAGTGTTTTTATTAGTTGCGTTCATAATGTTTACCTTTTATTGATGGTCTTACAAGCGGAATTGCCCTGCCATGCAGTGTATTATACAGGTATGGTCAACCCATGCAACCCATTAACCTAATTAATTATCTAATCAATTACCTAGTCAATTACCTAATCGTCGCGGCTTAACAAAATGGTTAGCACTTAACCTAACAGTTTGAATCAGGGGCAACGGCAAGACTTAACAAAATCGTTGGGACTAAAACTAACTGTTGTAATCTGTCGCGACTAATCCTAACCGTTTGCATCTGTCGCGCCGTCCGTCCGTCCGTCCGTCGGCGTCGGTCAATCCGTCAATGAATCGTGGTGGGTGGGTGGGTCAATCGCTCCCTCGCTCAACTAATACAGTCGATCGATCGATCGATCGATCAGTCGATCCGTCGATCGATCCGATGCGGTTCGTAATCTGTCCCTCGATCGTTTGGGGCGATCGTTTCATAATCAGTTGTCCGAGTCGATCGATCAGCTGATCCTTTGAAAGCGAGTCGATCTTCGCGGTCAATACCTCGCGTCGATCGATATAAAGCCCTCCGACCTTGCCTCGGTGGATCTCTGCCGTAATCGCTGCGTTAATCTGGCCCGACTCCCGTGCCTCTTCCCTCAGGTCGTGGAGCGCGGTGAGGTGTCCCTCCATAGAAACTCTATCCCTCTCTGCCTCTTTGATTTCCTGGTCGATTAGATAGTTTCTGAGAAGTGGGTTGTGGTTGAGTAAGACGCTGCCTTGTCGTTTAGCTGCGGCTCTGTTCTTCGTATATCCAGCTTTTACCGCTGCTTCCGTTGCATTTTGTCCTTTGAGATACTCTCGTGCGAACTTCTTTTGCTTCGGATTTAGCGGTTGCCATCTCTTACCATCGGGGTCGATATAACCGTTTCCGTCATCAGCAGGCAGCATCGCGGTGTACTGTAAGTCTTTCATCAATGTTTCCGAGGGTTGTCCGAGTGTCTTCTTTATTCTAGAAAATAATATAATTTATAAAAAGTAAAACTTTCGCTCGCGGCCTCTCATATCTATTCTCTGTTCTCAAACTAATAGAACTCATAGTTTCTATTAGTTTTCGTTCTCACCCATCACGGCCCCTGTCCCTCGTATCTATTGCATTCTTTCACTAATCTATTACTTCTATTACTCTATTAGTCGTTTTTGTTAATTTTTTTAAAAAAAGTTTTTTTTCTAAATAGACAATATCAGTGATATCTCCGATCGTTTTAATAGGCACAAAAAAGCCCGCTCGAGGCGGGCTAATCACGATCCGTGGTAACTTAGTCGCGAGCTAACTCTCGCTGGCGTTGTTCCCAATCGTCACGGGTTAAATAATGCAATGGGTCTAACCAATCAGGCTCGTCAATCTCACAATTATCGCCGTCGGCCATTAAAGCCCAATATCTCACCTTCTGTGGGTCTCCGGCGTAATCACCTGTCCTAACCACCATTGCTGGGCTAAAGTATTCGATCTTTACATTTTCGTTTAACCACTCCGCAAATGTTTGCGACTTATCTATCCTCTCGGGGTAAAAATGTTCGTGTAAATGTTCATACATCCTCGACCACTTAAACTCAAAAATCGCTGCTTCCTGTTGTGATATAAATAATCCCATATCTTTCTCCTTTCTATCGTAAAGTAATGCGCCCCTTACGGGGCGCGGTTAATCTTAGCAACCGTAGTCGGCTATACTCCACCGACGTATCTGGTAAGGCGTTACGTCATTGTATGCCCATATATCTATTTGGTAAGCCATCTCGCCTACCGTAAATAACCAAATCTGGTTAACAAGTTTCGGGCTAGGTCTAGTCTGGCAAAGGTCTGCGACCCGTGAGTCGTTAGCCAATGTTTCGTAGAACTCTTCGTAATCGGGTAACTCGTACGAGTTAATCGAATAAGCGTCTTTCTTGAAATGTTGTATTTCGGTAGACTCGTCGTAACTTACTGGTTCCCAGTTACTGTCGTCTAAGAAATACCCTAACAAATCTACTTTCGTATCCATACTTTCTTCCTTTCTATGTTATAAAAATCTACGGGCGTAAAAGCCCGTAGCTATAGGGTAGGGCCGAATAGCGGGAAAGTAAAGCAGTAAAACGAGGGCGGGGAGAATCCCGCGCCCTCGGTAGGTCTAAGCGTGTCCTTTCTAATATATGTGGTATCCGAAAATTTCGTAATTCGACCAGTCCTCGACTTTAAGCATTTCTAAATAATCTTCCTCCATATCCTCGGGGAAGATCGCGTCTAACGTCGTGTAATACAATGAGTTGCGTCGCTTACCCCATGGCATACAGTCGAATCGCAAATCGTTAGGTACGGTAGTCGCTAGCTTAAAATCTAAAAAATATCCGTCTCCTCCTCTAAGTCCCAAACCTAGCTCGAATCTAGGCATTTCGATCGTAGCTATTACGTCGGGGTAATCGTCACGGTAAAGTACCACCCAACACTTATCGGTAATCAGCCGTTTGGGGTTAACTTTCCATGGGCCGGTACTTTGCTTAACTGCGTTGTAATCTCGGGTGTAATCTACATTGCCCGCACTCTTATCAGCTCGTATCGCTAATACGTTCGTCATAATGTTTTCCTTCCTAAAGTAAAACGCCCCTTTCGGGGCGCGGGTTAATCAAATAATCGCTACGGTATACGGCCAGCAATGGCTGTCGCATATCCATGCAACCATTCGGGTACTTTTTGTTAGCGGGTCTTTAAACATAAAGATCGACCACTCTCCTGGTTCGTTACTGTCCTCCGACTCAGACCATTGCGTTACTGGGATAAAGTCGCTATCCGCTGGCATATCATAATCACCGTCGTCGTCAAAATGTGCTAGTTCTTGATTAATTTCTAGCGCCTCGTTCCTATCAGCTTTCGCTAATATCGCGATCAACCTCGGGCTAAATCGACATCCGTCGATACGTCCGTCGTTCATCATCTGTCCGACGGTAAAGTTTTTAAGTTTATTAAATGAGTAGCTCATACTTTCTCCTTTCTATCGTTTAGTAATCCGGCGCGGCGTAAAC